GTCAGGGCCCAGGATTGCGCTCCGCAACAACGGTCTCTCATTTAATGAGAGACTCAAATTATACTACCTCGAAACCAAGTTTCGAGGAGGTCTTACACGTTGGAGTATGCTTCCGAGAAGGGCATTGTTGAACGCGGGGATGAACCATCGCGAGAAGCCTAAGGCTCTCAAGATGTATAGCAATAACCAGGTTATTGCTATATTCCTCGGTCACTTGTACTTCAAAGCGTCGAGACACATGATAAGGCGACTCCAAGAGTCGGGCTCATCTGTGCTGGCCACCATACAGAGGTGGCTAGATACGGCCGACGGTGTGGTGCTTCCCTACCTCTTGGAGGTAGAGGAACCAGATCACGCCGTGGTCAATTCTCTTACACGCTTTGCACTCGAAAGCTGCGCCAACAACTACGCGAGGTTTATCAGTAGACTCAAAGCCTATAAGAAGAGTATCCGAAAGTGCTTAGCACTTGATATCGAAATACCCTTCTGGAGGGACATGGCGACTTTCAGAAAGTCGTTCTTAGCGACATCACCAAGTGTGTCGTCTAAGTGGCCATGTTCTACTGATGATCTACACGCCCACGGGATCCATGTGAACTTATGGTGTCAGACTCGTGGTACCGGCTTAGCCGATACCACAATGGGCCTAAACTCCCTTAGGAAGTTTTATGACACAGTTCAACTGGAGGACATCCAGATCCAAGATCTGGATCCACTGTTACCGACCATCAAGCAATCTACCTTGAACGTGCGTTCCATCAGAGGAATACACGCTCACATCTCAGCCGGGCCTAAGGCCTGTCTGGAGAAAACGCAGATGCAAGGTGGTCATACACAGTTCCTATCGGACGTTGTGAAAACTCGCGCCGTCAAGTTTAGGTACGATCCAATCACACTTGAGAGGACGCCAGACCGTCGACCAGTGAGGACATCACGAGATGTCCTCGATTACTGTATCGAATGGGTTCTGGAAAATCCAGTTTTAAGGCGTGTGGTCAAACCCCACGCCGTGCTGGAGCCCTCTAAGGCTCGTGTGATTACAATCTCACCATGGGCTAATAGCCGTATACAAGGTGTCGTTGCCCACATGTTGGCTCCCTGCCTAAGGCAGGCATTCCAGACTAAGTCTGGGATGACCAAGGACAGACATCTTTGGAGGTTCTTTAAGAACCTCCACCCTCAGGATACCAACTGGGGAAAAGTCATGGGGCAGCCCGTACTTAGTACGGACTGGTCAGAGGCGACGGATTACTTCTCTAGAAAGTTCGCGAGAACTATCTGGAAGTCAATCCTCCGCCATCTGAAGAAAATCCCTGGCTCTCCTATTGGTCTAATTAAATTAGCATCAACCCTACACACAGAATCTAGGATTCTGCTAAAGGGCGATCCTGGTGAC